CAAATTCTTCCTGCATTCCAAAAAGAAAACAAACTGCAAAAAGTTCAGTGTGTAATTTTGACGGATGGTGAAGCAGGTTTTCTTAATCGTCATGCTACCACCACTAATTACAGGGGTGAGGAACATCTTGGTTACAAGAGATTATCTGCTAATCGTACTTTTATACGTGATCGCAAGACTGGCAATACTTATCAAGTTCAGTATAGATACCATGAATTTACAGATCTTCTCTTAAATAATCTTAAGGATAATTTTGTTGATATGAACCTGATTGGTATTCGTGTTCTTCCTCCTAGAGATGCTAATTCCTTTATGAAACTGTATTCTGAATATGGAACAAGTGCATATGATAAACTTCAAAGTTCCTGGCGTAAAGAAAAAAGTTTTTCTATCAAAAATTCTGGTTATGACTCATACTTTGGAATGTCTGCTGCTGCACTGAATCAAGATACAGACTTTGATGTTGATGAAGGTGCCACCAAAGCAAAAATCAAATCTGCCTTTGTAAAATCACTGAAGACTAAAAAACTGAATAAGCGTATCCTTGGAGAATTTATTTCACTAGTTGTATGACAGAACTACCTGAATGGAGAAAGAGAGCACTTAACGATCCAAAATTGTCTGAAAAACAAGTACAAGTGCTCATAAATGGACCAAAGTCTTTAGCACAGGCATGGTTCCTCCAAGCAATGAGATACAAGTATAGACGGTCAGATAACTGACCATCCTACCCCTGACCCTACCCCATCCTGCCCTATAATACGGACATCAACAAACAAACCAATGGCCATCTCCACTGAATACATTAGTTCTTCGCTTCGCAACCTCTATGGTTCTACTTTTACCAGCGCAGATCTGAAAGCATGGTGTGCTATGAACGGAACTACTTATCAAACTGTTTCCAAAAAACTTGACCAGTTCAAAGTTGGTCGTGGTAAGTGGAACCTCGAAGTGACTCCTCAAAAAGTTGAAGAGATTGAACGCACATATGAAGCACCAGCAGCAATGCCTGCTGTTGAGCAAAACCTTATTCCTGCTAAAGATGATACCTTTGTCAAGTTTGGTAATTACGGCGACATCAAAAAAATTATTCAGTCGCGTCTATTCTATCCAACGTTCATTACAGGACTTTCTGGTAACGGTAAAACGTTTTCTGTTGAACAAGCATGTGCTCAACTTGGAAGAGAACTCATCCGGGTCAACCTGACTATTGAAACAGATGAAGATGACCTTATCGGTGGATTCCGTTTGGTCAACGGTGAGACTGCTTGGCACAATGGTCCTGTTATTGAAGCACTGCAGCGTGGTGCTATTCTGCTGCTTGACGAGATTGACCTTGCTTCTAACAAAATCCTTTGCCTACAATCAATCCTTGAAGGTAAAGGAGTATTCTTGAAAAAGATTGGTAAGTACATCAAACCTGCTGACGGATTCAATGTTATTGCAACTGCAAATACTAAAGGTAAAGGTAGCGATGACGGTCGCTTTATTGGAACCAATGTTCTCAATGAGGCATTCCTAGAACGCTTTCCTGTAACCTTTGAACAGTCTTATCCTTCACCTGCTATTGAGCAGAGAATTCTTGAAGGACTTTCTCTCGATCTAGGTATTGAAGATCGTAACTTCTGTAAGCGTCTCTGTGACTGGGGTGATATTATCCGTAAGACCTTCTATGATGGTGGTATCGAAGAGATTATCTCTACTCGCCGTTTGGTTCATATCATCCGTGCTTACAGTATCTTCAATGATAAGGCAAAGGCAATTCAAGTTTGTGTAAATCGTTTTGACGATGAGACCAAGCAAGCATTCCTGGAGTTGTATGACAAGGTTGATGCTGACTTCCAAATGCCTGTTGACGAGGAGGCAACTGCCTGATATAATGAATGATAAAGAACAAATGCTTAACTCTTGGAGTTTACTTTACGATGAACTAATGAAGGATGAACCAATGATTTCAACTGCAAACTCTGATGATTACAATGACTTCTGGGAAAAATCCTATAATTATAATCCTATGAAAGAAGATAAAATTGAATTTAATATTCCTGACCTTCCAACCACTGACAACAAAAATGGTCGTTGGAAGTATAATGAGGATGTGATCCTTAAAGAAGTGCGTGACTATCTGGGAATGACCTATCGTTCTCACTACACTTCACAAGAATCAAAAACTCAAACTCTTGATCTTATTGAGGGTATTGGTGATGCTGAACCTTTTTGTAGGTCTAATGCGATCAAATACCTCTCTCGTTTTGGTAAAAAAGATGGAAAATCCAAACAAGATATTCTAAAAGCAATTCACTATTGTATTCTTCTCTATCATTTTGCTGGCCTCTGTAATGAAAATGCGTCCCCTTATGAAACTTTCTGATAAAACTATTTCTGTTCTGAAGAATTTCTCTTCTATCAACCAATCTATTCTTTTCAAAGAGGGTAACAAACTTCGCACTATTAGTGTGATGAAAAATATTTTGGCAGAGGCAACTGTTACTGAAGAGTTCACTAAAGACTTTGGTATCTATGATCTTAACCAGTTTCTTAATGGTATGAGTCTTCACCAACAACCTGAACTTGATTTTGCTAATGATGGATATGTGATGATTAGAGAAGGCAAGATGCGTTCTAAGTATTTCTTTGCTGATCCAAATGTTATTGTCACTCCTCCTGATAAAGAAATCAAACTTCCCAGTGAAGATGTATGTTTTGAGTTGAGCACTGATCAACTTGACAAACTATTGAAAGCAGCTGCAGTGTATCAACTGCCAGATATTTGTGCTGTTGGAGAAGCAGGTGTGGTTAAACTTGTTGTTCGTGATAAGAAAAACGATACCTCTAACGATTTTGCTATCGTTGTTGGTGAAACTGACTCTAAATTTTCTTTTAACTTTAAAGTTGAGAACATCAAGGTCCTTCCCGGAACTTATGAGGTTGTAGTCTCTTCCAAACTTCTTTCTCGTTTTACTAGTAAGAATCATGATCTCACATATTACATCGCATTGGAACCAGACTCGACATTCGGTTGATATATGGATGAGAATTTTGGGCAGTGGTCTTGTGATCATTGCCTATTTTATTATCATTCATGTTGACTTAATGACCGGAGTGATAACGCAGTTTGTAGCAGATCTTATTTCAATTCCTTACTTTGTTAGGACAAAATCTTGGGATGTTGTTATGATGCTATCATTCCTACTTGCGATTTCATTATCTAAATTGTTATGAATATCTTTGTGACTGACCCAGACCCTAGGCAATCTGCCAGGGTTCTACCTGATAAGCACATTGTTAAGATGCCCCTAGAGACCTGTCAGATGCTTGCTATCGTATGCTCTGATAAGTGGGGTCATGGATTTGGCACTCTTCCTAGGGCAGACGGCACTCCCTATGCTACTGAAAAGGGTGCTTTCCGCAATCATCCTTGTACGATCTGGGCAAATGACTTTGTGATGAACTGGCAGTGGTTGCTCTCTCACGGAATTGCTCTCTGTGACGAATACACTGCCCGCTATGGTAAGGTCCATACCTGCTACCACACACTGCTAGCAGCAAAGGAGATCCTGCCTACAGGAGACTCTACAGGACGATCTGGTAAAAGTCCTAAACCATTTGTATTTGCTGGACCTGATGAGTTTAAGTATGATACAAGTATAGATATTTTTACAGCATACAAAATGTATATTGCTTCTAAACCTTGGGTAGCAGATAACTATCTTCGTCTTCCTCAACGTAAACCGGAGTGGGTATAATGAATAATGAATTACAACAAATTTGTGATGAAGGTGGATTTGAATGGACACCTTTGTCTGAAAAGAAGGTAGAGAAATATACTTTGACTGTTGATGATAATAGAGTCTTGACTTTAACACCAAAAATTCTAGAAGCAACTGGTTGGAAAGAGGGTGATGTGTTAGAATGGATTGACAACAACGATGGTTCTTTTTCTTTAGTTAAAATATAATGAAGGAATTTGATTATGAATTGGATTATAAGTCACTTGACTTTACAGATCCA